CTCATCGGCCTTGATGCCCAGCTTGTCCAGCGATCCCACCACCTGATCAAACGTGCCCTTAATCATATCGATGGAGGCCGACAGGCTCTTGGCCAAGTCCTTAAGGTTGGCGCTCGACTCCTCCTGTTTGTACTTCCTTAAAGCGTCAATCAGGGCTAGGAACGGGTTGCGCCGCTGTATCTGGTCGGTCACCTCGTTGATCTTCTTGCGCAGCACGTCCATATCCTCAGGGGCGAGGTCGAGGGTGGCAAACTGCGCCTCAACCCTATCCCTGAGCTTGATGAGCTCGGCGGTGGTCACCTTGTCGAGGTCGCTGAATAGCGCCGTCCAGTCAGCCGACTGCATCAGGTTCTCGGTGGCCAGCGACGACAGGGCTCGCGCCTGCGCCTCGTTGAGTTTCTCGATAAGTTCCTGATTATTGTTTTCCTGTGCAACTTGTCTTTTGCTGTCATATTCGGCTATTATGGCATCCTTCTTCTGCTCGTAGCTGCGGAACTGAGCCAGTAGCTGCTCATACTCGGTGTCGCCCGCGGCGGCCACGTCCTGGTTAAACTTCTTGGTGCGGTTGGCCATGGCCCCCTGAATTTCGGCCTGCTCCTCGGGGTCGGTGGCCTTCTCCAGCTTCTTCCTGAGCAGGGTCATATCGTTGGTGTACTCCTCCTGTAGCCTCAGCTTGCGCGATAGGTAGGTGGCGTAGGTGGACAGCAGCTGCCGGGTTTGCTTCTCGGCCTCGTCGGCGGTATTCTGGTTCAACTCATCGAGTAGCCCCATTTTGGCCGTGCCCAGCTCGCTTTTATCGCCTTCTAGCTTCTTCTTCTCCTCCTCAATCAGGGCGAACTTATCTAGCACCCCCTCGGCAAGGTCTAATTGTCTTTTGAGCGATTTCTCATATTCCTGCATGGCTTTTTTGGTGGGGTCGTCGCCGCTTACGCTTTTGGCACGCCTCTGGTCCAGCTTCTCCAGCAGGGCTTCCTGCTCCTTGATCTGGGCAAGTAACGAATCCTTCATCTCTCCAGGAGCTGCCTCCTCGTACTTCTCATTTAGCTGGTTAAGCAGCTCACTAACGGCCTTGATGCTGACCTCTATGGTGTTGTTGTTTGATAATCCAAGACTTGCAATAATCTCCTCCTCCTCCTTCTGAAACTTTAATCTCATCTTGAACACATCGTCTGCCTCTTTCTCTATCTCCTTTTTCTTCTCTTTAAGTCTTACATACTCTTTGTTATCTACCTCATCATACTCCCAAGTATCAATAACAAGTACAGATTTTTTAATCTTTTCAGGAGTTGTTTCCAATGCCAAATCGATCTCGGCAATTTCCTTCGCCTTCAATTCAAACGATTCCTTAGCCGCTACGGCCTTCGCCCTTGCCAGCATCGCCCTAGCAAAGCCTCCCGTACCATCAACCAGTAACTTTTCTGCATCTGCCACCCCGTTAACCGCTACCCCTAACTCATCAAATACCTTCTTGTTGTCGCGAATAAACCGCTCCTTGGCCTCCATACTATCTCCCAGCGCCTGCCACTCCGCCGATAACGACTTAACCGCCGCCAATGGCTTATATGCAGCCTCCACCACCGCCTTATTGAACTCCTCCTGCTTCTTGCGCGCCTCGGCCTGTCGGCTCACCAGCTTGTTAATCAGGATTATTGCCCCTGTTATGGCTACCGATAACCCCAGCGTAAGGGTGGCCATTAAAGCCCTTGCGGCTACCGTGGAAACGCCCATCGCGGCGGCTACCTTCATCTCGGCCACCGCGAGCATCTCCTTCACCTTGGTGAGTATTACTATGGAGAAGTAGCTATCCTTGTTCAGCGTTTGGGCCACCTGCTGCAACCCAATGGTTATACCCATCAGCGACTGCACCTTGAGCATTATCTTCTGTAGGTTCTCGTTCTCGCCTGCAAATAGCCCTATAGCCCCCTGGGCTGCGGAGAAAGCCCCAGCCATCCCCGATACGGTGGATATGATACCTTGAAACACCTTCTCGTCGTTGGCCATTACCCTTGCCTGCTGTGTGGCATCGTCGTAGGCATCCTGTAACCGCCCTACCTCCTGCTGCATCTTTTTATACGCCTCCGAACCCCTAAGCCCTGCCTGCTCCATCGCTATGAGCTCCTCTCGCGCATTCCGTAGCTGGGTGCGAAAAGATACCTGCGCCTTCTCATTCTGTTTCACCTCGGCCTCCAGCATCGTAAGGGCTTTGCGCTCCCCATCGAGCTCAGCGGTAACCTTAGCCGCCTCCTGCCTCAACTCCTGCTGCGCCTTACCTGGAGCCATCTTATCAATTTGTGCGTTCAGATTCTTGAGCTCGCCCTCCAGCTTCGCAATCACATCCTTCTGTATCTTGATGTTCTCGGCGGTGATCCTAAAGGTGTCGTCCACCTTCTGCCCCCCCTTAACCGTTTCGTCGGAAAAGCCCTGTATTCGTCGCTTGGTCTCGTCAATAGCCTTGTTTAACTTGTCGTTGTCAAGGCTCGATTCAAAGTGTAGTGCCCCATCCTCTGTGTTCATCACATCATCGTATTTATATGGTTCATAATGTTTTGGGCATTCTCCTTGTTCAATTTCACAGCATTTTTACTATCGCCCTCATCCTCGTAGTCGTAGGATGGGAGGTCAGAGATCATACGCTGAACCACTGACCACGCGATGCCATTGTGTAGGTAATCCCACGTCCACCCCAGCTGGGCACAAATGGCCCCCCTGCGCCCGTATGGACTCTTTAGGCCTTTCTGCCTTCCTCTACCAGAATCGGCATCGTTGTCCGGGCTGCTGACATCAATCTGATAGAGTTCGTAAAATCCCCCAAATTGCTCATCGTGCTGATGAGCATCACGTAGTCGAACAGCACCGAGGGCCTCACGTTGTGAAAGAAGAGGTCGGTTAGCTCGTTGAGCCGCCTGTCGTCGTAGGTGTACTTCACCCTTGAACCCTGCTGCTCGGCTTGCACGTAGTCCTGTCCCAGCACGGCAATGGCCACTATCCTAGCCATACGGCGGCTATGCTGCAACGCCATTCGTTTCGCCTCGCTCACGCCCTCCTCGGTGCGCATCTGTTGCTCGTCAATGCGCAGCTCAATCTGCTCAGCCGATAGCCTGTCGAGGGTCGATAGGGTGGGCTCGTGCACCACAAATCGCATTCGCTCCACCTTCTTAGTGCCTTTCCTGAATAGTCCAAGGAATCCCTTGGGCTTAACCCGTATGGGCACATCCACCTCAATGGCCATTCCCCGGCCTATCATCCGGTTGAGCTCTTGCCGCTCCTGTTCTAGCCTTTTTTCGTCGGTCATAGAATTTTTGGTTTTAAAAAAGCCCCGAAAGTGTTGTTTCCGGGGCTTTCGGCGATGGTAAATAGTTGGTTAGGGTTATGCTCCTGCCTGCGTTACGGGCACGTAGGCGGTCAGCCCGTCGGCCACAATGGTAACGATAGCCGTCCTGCTCTCCGAGTTGGTGTTGGCCGAAACCTTCACGGTAACCACCTTGAGGTTGCGCGTTACGGTTAGCCATTCCGCGTTCGATGGGGCAGCGGCGTAGGTCACGTTGCCGCTCGATGTGGCGGTGATGGTCTTGCCCGAGGAGTCAGCCGCAGCGGAGAAACTCAACGACGTTGGATTAACGGTTAAGCCCGATGTTCCGTCGTAGGCCTGAATTGGTTTGCCCTCAGTTACCGCCATAGGGGTAACAGTGAAGTCCACCATAAATAAGCCCTTGGCGCTCATATCGGCGTTGATCACGGCCTCGATGTCCCCATTGGGGATATCTACCCACAATCCCTGCTCCGACATCACGCGTATAGCCTTGTTAGCCACAGCCTCACTGCCGTCGAATCCCCACTTGGGGGCTCCCTCTGTGCCTATGTTGGTACCCCCAATGTAGCTGATGAGCATTAGCACATCGGGATCCATTATTGAGAAAGTCAGCACGGGCATGTTTTTGGCCTTTTTCCTCACCTTTGGGGCGGCCTTCCCCTCCTCAAAATGCTCGGTAATTTCCGAGGCGGCTTGCGCCAGCTTGCAGGTGTCCTTGTAGGCAGCACCGATCTTAGCCATCGATCCGGGCATTACCCCGTTAGCACCAGCGGCGCCAACCTGTATCTCGGCCAAGCCTAAAGTTATCAATGATCCCATTTCTTTATGTTATTAATAATCAGTGAATAATCCAGTTAATTCTTATGTTCACAAAATGCTGTGAGATATCTGCCTCCCTTTGGGTGTTCTGGCTCTCCACCACCATCTTCATGCTTGGTAGCTTAACGCTTCTAACGGTACTCAGCACTATGGCAGCAATAGCCTTAAGCCTAGCCCTATCCTCCACCTGCTGCTGCACCCCGCCAATGGTCACCGTGCGGTCCGGCACGTGGATGTTGATGTTCGATGTGGCCAGCTGGGGCTTAAACTCCTGCGTCATGGCGATGGTGTTGATCACCACATCCTCCTTATCGGAGTTCAGCGGCCTTTGGCCTAGGTATACCCCACCGCTCAGCTCGCTCACCAAGGTTTGGTTAGCCCTTAGCGCCTGAAAGGCAATGGCCTCTATGTCGTAGGTCTGCTTCATCATAATGCTTTGTTGATGTTACTTACCAGTTCGGATAGCATCCGGGGTAGTTCCTGCTGTGCCAGCTGCTCAGCTGAGGTCAACACGTCGCGACCCTTCGCCTCAAGGTATATGGCGTAGTTCATACCCGCCACCACCACCAGCACCAAGCCCTTGCCTTGATACCTGTCGCCAATCTTTTCGGCTATCATTCGCCCGGTAGCAACCCCCTCGGCACCCTCCTTCACCTGCTCAAAGCTCTCGTGAATAGCCACCCCGTCGTTAAAGATTGTGTAGCCAATGGAGCTGCGTAGGTTGCCCGTTTGGTCGGTAAATCCCACGCTGGCGGGTATTTCCCTCGCTCGGGTTATGCACATCTCGCCCAGCATTCTCAGCCTGTCGATTTGCCTTCTCTCAACCACCTCAAGGAACTTGTCAAAACGCTTCTGCACGTCGGCCTGTGTGAAGTTTGGTTTTATAGCCATAGCCTGCTGTTCATTTGCCCTGGGGAGAAGTTCAGCACTTGCCCCTTCACCCTTAGGCTGTTGCCAATCTCATCGTTGCAGACCTTCACCTCGGTTGCTGGGCCAATAGCCTGAACGCTCTTGGGTAGGTACACCGTCGATGCGAACACGATGGCTTTCCCATCAGGCCCGTTGATCTGCCTACCCGCGCCGTTGGTCTCCTCTCGGCAATTACCCCTACAAACCCACTCGTCAACTGGATTGCTCCAGTTGCCGTCGTCATCCTGCACAGACTCGCTCACCAAGTGAACGAAGAGGAAGTGGGGGTACTGCTTCAAGGCCATACTACCAGTAGTTTGAGCGGTTACGAATTTGAGGCTTCAGCGCGTTGGGCTTGCCCAGCTCGATGCACAGTGACTTGTACCACAGCTTCACAGCATCCATATTCCACGACTGCGAGTAGCCGCCCTCCGAGACGTTGGCCAGCGGCAGAATTGCCGAAAAGGACTTGTGCATGGCCACCTTGCAGGCCTTGATGTTCAGCGAGCCGTTCAGCTCTGGATTCTCAGCCACAATGATGTCCACGTCGTCGTCCGTTAGGCCGAACTTGGCGAGGGTATTACTCAGGTAGTCACGGTTGGTTGCTATAGCCATATCTCACTAAAGTTTAGCAAGGGGCTACGCGAATAGCCCCTTGGGTAGTTTACTTATTCCAGCTGGTGCCGCTTGTTTGCATCAGCACGGAGCGACCAGCCAAGTTCCACGCGGGGAACAGGTTGGCAATACCCTCAGTCACCTCTTTTAATGGAGAAGCCTGCGAGTACTTCTGCACCATGGTGTGGCCGTTCATAGCCTTAATCGCCTCCGTCTTCACGTTCATGTCGATGGGGCGCTTCCAGTGGGTTTTACCCAGCACCTTGCTCTCAGAGAACAGCACCACGTCGTCCTCGAAGGGGTTGCCAGTGGTACGGCTGCCGTCGGGGAGCTCTATGGTGATATCCTGATCGATGATCACGAGCTGTAAGCCTTTCAGCTTCACAGTTCGGGCCAGCAATGAGTTCACATCCTGCAATGAGGGCAATGATGGGATATTGAGCGCGTTGCTCACTAATGAGGCGCACATCTTAATCACCTCATCGGTAGCTACAAGCTTCTCCAGCGTGTTCGGGTTCATGAACGCGAACTTGTAGCTTGCACCAATGGCCTTACCAATCTTAATGGCCTCGGGAAAGTCCTTGGTGATGGGTTTAGCCGAGGCGGTAGTAGCCCAGGCGGTGTTCACACCAACCTTATGGGTCGATGGCATCTGGTAGTCCACGTTGTACTCGGTTACCACCCCGTGGTTGTTGGCGTTGGTGAACGCCACCTTACCAAGCGAGATCTGCCTCAGGGCAATCCACTCCGCACGGGCGGCCACGCCGTCCCAGCAGTACTTGGTATCCTCTGCCCAGAACTCCACGATGGCTCGCAGGTCTGGGTTTTGGCTCGCCATGGCCAGCATAATATCGTACTCCGTGAGCTCATCCTCCAGCTTCTCACGCGAGATGGCTATCTTAGGAATATCACCCTGAATACGGTTGATGGCCTCACGGGTCTTCCGTGGGATGGTTGATCCCCTCGACACGAGGTCAGCGGCGATCTTCAGTCCCGCCTGACCCTCCAGCATCTTCCAGGTAAGGAAGGGGGTTTCGGTCATCGGGAATAGCGTTGGGTAGTAGTAGGGTTTAAGGTCGTAGGTGTTGATCACGGCCTGCATATCCGTCTCGTTCAACCCCTGCATTAACGTCTTTTGCATAGCTTATTTTCCTTTCTATTGGTTAAGGGTTAAACATACTTGATTCCAGAGAGCTGCGACTTGATCGCACTGGTGATCACGGGGCCATTAGCCTCCTTCACCACGGCGATTAGCCAAGCGTCAACAAACAGGTTATCGTTGGCCACCACGTCGTAGTTGCTACCCGCAATGGCGATGGCATCTGCCTGCTTGGTGATGGTGTCGGGCACATCGAATTCCTTCGCGGTAGTACCGCTAAGGGCAGTAACCACTACCAACTCCTCATCGTCAGCCAAAGCCTTAGCGTTGGCCGTACCAATGGTGATGGTGTCGTAGCCGTCGTTGCCCCTGTCGATGTTGGTGATGAGTTTACCCGTCATGGGGTTGGCTCCAGTACCCGCCACGTGGTCACCCACGGCGAGGGTGTGCCCCTTGTCCACCTTGAATGATGTGGCGTCGGTGGCGCTCACTGCGCCTTGCACTACTGCTCCGTGAGTCACCGAATTATTTGGGGTAACTGTTACAAGAATAAGCAATGCATCCTTGGCGAGTGCTCCAGAGAATCCGGAAGCGAGGGTGATAACGTCCTTGTCGGCGTTGGTGGTCTTGTCAATGGCGGTGATGGTGGCGTGCATGGTAGCCCCCTCATCGGCGATCTTGTCGCCCACCTTGAAGTGGTGGCCCTTGGCGATCTCCAGCGAGGTGCCGGAGCTGTAAGCGGTTACCACCTTCCCGGTCTTCACCACGTTGTACAGGCCGTTGGAGCCAATGCACAGGGGGGTTCCCTCCTGGAGAGCAGCACCGCCTAAAGTCGCCACGGATACTGTTACACCGCCGGGGATGTCCGCCAGCCGATGTATGATAGCCTTAATGACGCGGCTATCGCTTTTGCGTTCGATCTTAAGCATGGTTGCTTTAATTTGTTTGGTTTAACATCAGTTTACACTTCCTTGCCTGTGAGGGTATTCTCGGGCTTGGTCTTGCTGTCGATGTACGAGCTCACGGCGCTCGAAACGCCATCCTTGTTCGGTGAACCCATAATCGGCTTGGTTTGCCCGGCAAGCCCCTTGTCGGCCAGCTCCTGATTTAGCGCGGTGATGTCCGTTTCCACCTCGCCCAAGTACTCAGCAAAAGCCTCCTCCGTGTCGAAGTTCATACGCTTGAAGTCCTTCAACTTCTGCGATTTGAATGCCTCGGGAACGTTGGTCAGCTTGCCTTGCAGCTGCTGAAGCCTTGTTTCGGTCACCTTCTCACCCTTGAACGAGCTCAACTCCTTTTGAAGAGGTTCAACAGCTGCCTTGATGGCGTTGGCCACTATGGTAGCAATGTCGTTCGGGTTGGATGGGTTGGGGTCCTTCGGTTTGCCGGGCTCGGGATCCTTCCTCTCAACCAGGTCGTACTTCTTCTTCAAGTTAGCCTCGTAGGTTCTATTCGCGTCGGACACCTCTTTGTCCACGTCTCGGCGCCAATCCTTGATGAAGTTGTTAACCTTGTCATCGGTCAACTTTTCAACTAGGGTTGTAGCTTCCTCTTCATTTTCGGCCTGTAGCGATAGCACGAGTGCCAATTGCGCCAGCCCGTCTTTTCGCACGCCTGCGAACCTTTCGGTCAGTAGTGCGAGAATTTTTTCCTTCATCGTGTTCAGTTTTTAGGTTAAATCAGAATTATGAGAGTAAAATTAATCGTATTACCGTAATACAATTACTGACAAACCCAATAGTTATGAATAAGTTATTACTGCGGTGAAAATTATTTGTGATTAAATTGCCCGTTTTAGTATATAAGGGCCATAAAACTCTTTTGTTTTATTTGAAAAATGTTTAAATATATTTTGTAATAAAAATTCTGGGTTATTGATTTTTAATTGTTCTTTTGTTTCGATAAAATAATCATTTTTATGGACATTAAAACCTTCTTTT